GGCTTTGATCACCTTTTTAAAGAATTGGATCATGTTACCAAACATGCCCATGATCATTACCCACCTCACAATATCCTCAAGACATCTGAGAGTGACTATCTTATTGAGTTAGCAGTCGCAGGTTTCAGTAAAGAGGGAATTGACATTGAGTTGCATGAACGGACATTAACTGTAACTGGAGAACACAAAACAAAAGGTCGTGAATACGTTCACCGTGGTATTTCCACTAAGAAGTTCAAACGCACCTTTAGGCTATCAGAACACGTGCAAGTGCACGGAGCCGATATTCAAGACGGTATTCTAGCAATTCAATTGAAGTTTATCATCCCAGAAGATCAGCGTCCTCGTAAAATCAATATTGGTTCAGAGGATAAACCTAATGCAACACATACTAACAGCCCATAGCTTTTCGATTCGGGCAATCGAAACAATTTTAGAAACTTTCAGATCTCTGAGAGCACATCATAAACATAAATCTCTAGTGCGTAAAACTATTAATGAGTTGAACAAACTAAGTAATGCAGACCTACAAGATATTGGTTTGTGTAGAGGTGATATTTACGGTATGGCTCATGGACACATTGATCATTTAAAGAACCGTATCAACTTCAGTGACGAATTTGTCGAAGCAGTTGAAGTAAACGCAAACTTAAAAGGATCAGTATAATGTCTACAGCAATTCTAAACTTCGTCAATGCCCCATTGAGTGGGTTATTTAGTGGCTTTAACGGCTTCTTTCTATCAGTAGGTAAGGCTCGTGCCGCATCCGAATTGCATAGAATGGGCTATTACGAAGAAGCTAAGTATCTCATGCTAACGGATAGTAAAGATCTATAAAGATAAAGAGGGGCTTAACAGCCCCTTTTTCATTTGACATTTGTGTCAATCTATTATATAATGTGACTAACAACTGAAGGATTCTAAATGTCATTTTACACATCTATCAACAAGTATGGTAATTCGCTATTATATCGGGGTTACAACGATAACGGTGCCGCTATAGAAAAGCGAATCAAGTATGAACCTACTTTGTATATTACGTCCCAAGACAAAGACAATCCACCTTGCCGTGGACTTGATGGATGGCCTCTACAGCCCAAACGGTTTCCTTCTATGCGTGAAGCCAATGACTTTCGTGACAAGTACAAAGAACTTGAGGCATTCAAGATCTATGGAAATCACAACTATGTCTCACAGTTTATCACTGAGCGTTTCCCCACAGATATCAAGTTTAAGAAAGAGTATGTAAACATTGTCAACTTCGATATTGAGGTTGCTTCTGAAGAAGGTTTCCCTAAGCCAGAAGATGCATTGTTTCCTGTTATCTCAATTGCCTTAAAATCTAGTAAGTCTCGTGTCTATCGTGTTTGGGGTCTTGATGACTATGATCACGAGAAGTCAGAACTTAAGATGGGTGATGACCTTATTCAATATACAAAGTGCGCAAGCGAAGAAGAGTTGCTTACAAAGTTTCTTGCATATTGGGAGAAGAATACACCTGATATCATTACAGGTTGGAACATCAAATTCTTTGACATACCTTACCTAGTAAATCGACTGTATCGTATCGGAAGCCCTGCGGCAGTTAAACGACTATCCCCTTGGAAGATGGTTAATGATCGTAACAAAACCATAATGGGTAGAGAGCATCAGTTCTACGATCTTATTGGTATTCAACAAGCCGACTATATGGAGTTGTTTAAGAAGTTTGGCTATAGCTATGGAACTCAAGAGTCCTATGCTCTAGATCATATTGCACACACAGTTCTAGGTGAACGTAAGTTATCCTATGAGGAGCATGGATCTCTTCATGAGTTGTATAAGAATGATCACCAAAAGTTCATTGACTATAACATCCGTGATGTTCAAGTTGTGGAGAGAATTGACGAGAAGATGGGGTTGATTGCCCTAGTTCTTACTATGACATATCGTGGTGGTGTTAACGTATCCGATACATTTGGTACAACTGCTATATGGGACTCGATCATCTATAGAAAGTTGTCACTAGACAATATCATCGTACCACCTATGCAAGATCATCCTAAGACATCTTACCCAGGTGGTTATGTTAAAGATCCTATGGTAGGTTCTCACGATTGGGTAGTATCTTTTGACTTGGCTTCACTGTATCCTAACTTAATTGTACAATATAACATGTCGCCTGAGACACTTATGCCCGGTATGTTAGACCATGGGGTTGAGCGTTACTTGAACGGAAGCCCTGCAGCGAGTGAATACTCAGTGGCGGCTAACGGATCTCAGTACCGTAAAGACAAGCAAGGTATTCTACCAAAGATCATTGTGGATTACTACGCAGAACGTAAATCTGTTAAGGGTAAGATGATTGAAGCCAAGAAACGTTTCGAGAAGACAGGCTCTATTGAAGACGAGAAACTTATCAACAATCTCGAAAACCAACAGATGGCTATTAAGATCTTACTCAACTCTTTGTATGGCGCATTAGGTAATAGATACTTCCGTTACTATGATTTGCGTATGGCAGAAGGTATCACATTGTCTGGTCAGTTGTCCATTATGTGGGCAGAGAAGGCTGTTAACAAAGAGATGAATTCTATTCTCAAAACAGAAGATGAAGACTATGTGATTGCAATTGACACCGACTCTCTATATGTTTCCTTCAATGATATTGTCAATAAGCTAGGTCTGAAGGATCCAGTCAAAGGTCTAGATAAGATATGTGAAGAGCATTTCGTCAAGAAGCTAGAAGTTGCTTATTCAGAACTCTTTACTCATATGAACGCTTACATGCCACGTATGGTTATGGAGCGTGAGGTTATCGCTAACCGTGGTATCTGGACTGCTAAGAAGAGATACATTCTAAACGTACACAACAACGAAGGTGTTCAATATGCTGAACCTAAACTTAAGATCATGGGCATTGAGGCTATCAAGTCTTCTACACCTATGGTTGTCCGTACCAAACTCAAAGAGATCTTTAAGGTTATCATTAGCGGAACGGAACAAACCACTCAGCAATATATCTCGGAATTCAGAAAAGAGTTTAATACACTTTCTCCCGAAGAAGTATCGTTTCCACGTGGAGTAAGTGATGTTGACAAGTGGATTGATATACCTACAAGTCGGAATGGTAATAAGCCATATAAGAAGTCTTGTCCTATACATGTGCGTGGTGCTATCAACTACAATAACGAGATAAAGCGTTTGGGACTAGACAAAAGATATGGCATTATCCAAAATGGTGAGAAGATCAAGTTTGCTTATATGCGACTTCCTAATCCTATCAAAGAGAATGCTATTGGATTTCCGCAGTACCTTCCTCAAGAGATGAAGCTACATAACTACATCGACTACGAGAAGCAGTTTGAGAAGACGTTCCTAGATCCTCTAGATCCTATTCTGTCTGCTATCGGTTGGCGGCATGAAGATACAATGACACTAGAGGAGTTTTTCGTATGAATTACATATTTGATGTTGATGGAACCCTTACACCTAGTAGAAATATGATGGATCCAGAGTTTCGTGAATTCTTTATCGATTGGGCAAAGGATCGTAGTGTTACACTAGTCACTGGATCTCCGAAAGAGATGACCATTGATCAGATTGGATTTGATCTGTGGGAGACTTTAAAATGCTATCAATGTTCTGGTAACGATGTTTACAATAAAGGAGTTGGTATCAAAACAAATGATTGGTCACTATCTCATGAAGCTAACCTTTTTCTACTTGACAAACTACACAGTTCAAGATATACTATGAGGACTGGTAATCATTTCGATCATCGGCCTGGGTTGTGTAACTTCAGTGTGGTTGGTAGGAATGCAGGTCCTCTTCAACGTCAAGATTACATTTGGTATGAAGAGATGTTCCAAGAACGCAAGGCTATTGCCGATGAGTTCAATTATAGATTTAAAGGTCACGTCATGGCTACAGTAGCAGGCGAGACTGGATTGGATATAACACCTGTTGGATGTGGCAAAGCTCAGATCTTACCAGACTTTGAAGGAGAGATAACCTTCTTTGGAGATAAGACTATGGTTGGTGGTAACGATCATGATATCGCTACCGCACTTAACTTTAAGAACGTAAATCAAGTAGATGATTGGAGACACACTTGGAAAATCTTGTCGAATTAATTGAACAATGGCATCATGACCGCAATTTGATTGAGGGTTCTACTGATAAAGATCAGTACCTTAAACTCATTCAAGAAGCAGGTGAGTTGTCAGATAGCATCTGTAAAGGTAAAGACATCCGTGATGATATCGGTGATATGATGGTGGTTCTAATTAACATCATGGCTCGTAATAACTTGTCTATGCAAGAATGTCTACAGGTGGCTTACGATGATATTAAAGATCGCAAAGGTCGTATGATTGATGGTGTCTTTGTGAAGGAAAGTGACCTAGTATAATGTACTCGTTGACAGTTTTCAAAAATCAGTATGATAACAAAACAGACAAGCGGATTGACTTCCAGTCTTGGGATGATTTTGTTGGACTATTGCGTAAACTGTCAACAACACCATCAGAAGGAAAGAAGCATGCAGAACTCATTTCACCAGCAATTTATAAACCAGATACTACTAGAGCCAACAAGAACGTATTGGCTTGGGGAAGTTGGTGTGCTATTGATGTTGACGATCATGTCTTCGAAGGGGATTTAGAAAATGAACTTAATGATAAGTATGGTGATCTTGATTATGTTGTGTATAGCACTGCTAGTAGTACGGACGTACATCCTAAGTTTCGGATTGTATTCAATCTTGAAACAGAGGTTGACGAACCTAGAATACGTCACTTCTGGTATGCCCTCAATAAGTGGTCAGATTCAATTGGAGATGCACAGACTAAAGACTTGTCTAGAATGTATTACATACCAGCTGACTACGCTAACGCTTTTAACTTCTTTTACGTTAACAGTGGTCGGCCTCTTGATGTGGAAGAGCTTCTAGCAACGCATCCATATGACAGTCGGCGTGATAGTAAGAACTTTATGGATAGACTGTCACCCGAATTACAGAAAGCAGTATTAGAACATCGTAAGAGTAGATTGACTAATACAGAATACTCGTGGTCTAGTTATCATGACTGCCCATTCTGGCCTAAGAACCTAGCCGCAGAATATGTAACAATCAATGAAACTGGTTGGTATTCTAAGATGTATGCTATAATGGTTAAGACAGCAGGGAATGCAAGCTATCGTGGATACCCAATTACCTCTGATCAGATAGCAGAGATGTGTTCTCAGTTTGACGCAGAGAATGGTAATTGGTATAACAATAGACCACTTCAAGTCGAAGCAGATCGTGCTTTGGAATATATCTACAAGAATGGAGTTATATGATTATGAATAGAGCAATTAGAATGCAATTGTCAAAGGCGGCACGTAGTCGCCGTAGTGAAACAAAACGAATTATAACAGAGAAGCAATTGAGGTTGTTTGCTCGTTTACGTAAATTTAGGAAAAAGGCTTAAACATGGACGCACTAACGATATGGATGGTGGTAGGATTTATATTCGCCGCTTACGCAGTAATAGCAAATGATTCTGTACAAACTTTGGGTACTTGGATAGCAAGTAATAATGAAAGATTTAGTTGGAAGACTATGTGGTTAGCCGCTTCTGGTGTTCTACTCTATACTCTTTGGTATGGTTGGTATATGAATGGTGGTGATATTAGTTATGGAAGACTTAATAAGATTCCATTTCAAGAAGTACAATGGTATCATGCACTAGCACCAGCAGTTCTTTTGCTATTGACCAGAGTAGGTGTTCCAGTATCTACATCGTTCTTAGTTCTATCGGCATTTGCATCTACATTCGTGTTAGAGAAAATGCTAATGAAATCCATGATGGGTTATGCTGTTGCCGCAGTTGCCGCTTATGCAATCTGGATGATTGTAAGTCGTATTCTAGATGAAACTAAAGATGTTAAACCAGAACATAAAGCATATTGGAGAATTGGTCAATGGATCACAACAGGTTTCTTATGGTTTACTTGGTTATCTCATGATGTAGCTAATATCGCAGTGTTCCTTCCAAGACAACTTGACATTTCATTGATGATTATGGTTAGTGTAGTCTTTGTTGGTGGTTTGGCATTCATGCTACGTGAAGGTGGTGGTAAGATCCAACAGATTGTTATTGAGAAGCACAACACACGTTATGTACGTTCTGCTACTATTATCGATGCAGTCTATTGGGCAATCCTATTCTTCTTTAAAGAGTTGAATGATATTCCTATGTCAACAACATGGGTGTTCGTGGGTCTCTTATGTGGACGTGAGTTAGCAATGGCTACATATACAGGTAAGGGAAAAATCAAGACAGTGTTTCCATTAATAGGTAAAGACTTCTTGAAGATGATGGTTGGGCTTGGTGCTTCGTTGGGAATCGTACTTACGATACATTACGTCCTAGTACCGAATGGATATTAATGGAATGCTAAAAACAGCATGGCGAATCTGGGCTAAAAGCCTTGGTGAAAAGGTAGGCGAAACGGATGCACAAGCAAATGCAGTAGCGGCTATCAGAACATTCTGGTGGGTTATCCACATCCTTACTTGCTTTGCTATTATTATACATAACACAAATAAACTAGGATGGTGGTAAATTATGATTGCAGGTAAAGTATGGGGTGGGACAGAACTAGTAGAAGCCAATGGTGCACTAGAGTTCCACCGAATTGAAATGAACAAAGGTGGAGTATGCTCTAAGCATCTCCACGAGTTTAAGTGGAATGGTTTTTATGTCGAGAGTGGTCGAATGCTTATTCGAGTATGGCAGAAAGATTATGATTTAGTTGATGAGACTATTCTAGATCCTGGGATGTACACTAAGGTAAAACCTGGGGTATATCATCAGTTTGAATGCCTTGAAGAAGGTGTTGCCTTTGAGTTGTATTGGGCAGAGTTTAATCATCAAGATATTAAAAGAGAAACTGTTGGTCATGCCTAAGAGCATTGCCATTGTTGGATATGGTTTCGTAGGTAAAGCTGTTGAACATGGCTTTACTTGCTTTGATAACAAATTACAATTAATAGATCCTAATCTAGGTACAGACGTTAATGATGTAGATCCTGATACGGATGCATCATTTGTTTGCGTACCCACACCATTTGGTGAAGATGGATCTATTGACGCTTCAACAGTTATAAGTGTAGTTACCAAACTTGCTTTGAGAACAAATGGACTTATCATTATTAAGTCTACAGTCATTCCAAGTATAGTTAAAGAGTTATCTGATAAGTGTGACAGGGTGGTTTACAATCCTGAGTTTCTTACAGAAAGAAACGCATTACACGACTTTGTCAATCCACCTATGCACATCTTTGGTGGGTCTGATTCGTCAACCGATGCTCTACACAAGTTATATAAAGAATCGAGTAAATGTAAACCGTGTCCAGTACATAAGATGACTGCACAAGATGCATCGTTTGTTAAGTATGGTGTCAATTCGTTTCTTGCCACAAAGGTTATGTGGTTCAACCAATTTAAGGAGTTGATTGATGGAAATGGGTCTGATTATGATACTATTATTAGTGCTATTGGTGCTGATGCGAGAGTACATTCTAGTCACACTATGGTTCCTGGCGAAGATGGTCGTTTTGGTTTTGGTGGTGCTTGCTTCCCTAAAGATACTAATGCCTTCAGTGCATTTGGTAATGGAACAATGTCAATACTTGATTTAGTGATTGAAGAGAACAACAAGATTCGTTCTCAATACGAATTAGATGAACGTGAAAAAGTTCAGAAAGTTGTTTACAAAGTCTCATAGATATGCTATACTGTGGCAAAGGAGACGAATATGAAAGTTATGATAACAGGTTGTGCAGGGTTTATTGGATACCATCTTGCTAACTCACTACTAGACGATGGTTATGAAGTTTGTGGATTAGATAACTTCAATCACTATTATGATGTTGCATTGAAGAATGCTAGATCTAAGAACTTACGTGAAAGAAGCTTTGAAGTATCTTATGTAGATCTTAAAGACAAACGTGGTCTTGATCACTTTGTGGGAAAGCACAAACCAGACATTGTCATGCACTTAGCCGCTTATGCAGGCGTAAGGCATTCTCTTAAAAACCCACAACAGTACATCGATAATAACTTAACTGGATCTCAAAACCTAATAGAGGTCTGTGAAAAGCACGGTGTTGAGAACATTGTCTATGCATCATCTTCATCAGTTATGGCAGGTAATCCTATGCCGCAAGATGAATATGAAAAGCTACCACGTGCTTTAAATCCATATTCGTTTACTAAAGCCGCCAATGAAGCACAGTTTATGTCTAGTCCTATTCGTAATACTGTAGGTCTTAGGTTCTTTACGGTTTACGGTCCTTGGGGTAGACCAGACATGGCATTGTTTAATTTTACTAAGAACATCGTCAGGGGATATCCTATTGAGTTGTATAACTTTGGCGATATGTCAAGAGACTTTACCTACATTGATGATATTGTACAAGGTATCAGAATTACATTGGATCACACATACACTCAGGGGTTACATCCTAATCATGAAGAGCACTATAATGAGATATTCAACATTGGCTATGGCAAACGTGTGCCTCTTACAGACTTTGTTGATGCTATTGAGGAGAACCTAGGACGTGAAGCTAAACGTGAACTTGTCCCAATGCATAAAGCAGATGCAAAAGATACATGGTCATCTATTGACAAGTTGAGTAGATTAGGGTATAATCCAACAACACCAATGAAGGAAGGTGTTAAGAAGTTTATCGAATGGTATAAAGGATATTATAATGTCAACTGAAAAAGCCACAGATCGTTTAATGAAAGGTGCTTGTGAATACCACGGCATCAGTATGGAAGAACTACATCGTCGAATCACTGTTGGTGGCGAGAGCCTTATGCACCAATATTACCTAGCGGCATTTCCTGATGGTTGGTAAACGTGTAGGATTAACGGCATCCACTTTTGACTTGCTACATGCAGGTCATGTGATGATGTTACGTGAGGCCAAGTCACAATGTGATTGGTTAATCTGTGCATTGCAGATCGATCCTAGTGTTGATCGTGCTGAGAAGAATAGCCCTATCCAAAGCATTGTTGAAAGACAGGCTCAGTTAGAGGCAATTAAATACGTTGATGAGGTCATTATATACTGTACAGAATCAGATTTAATTGATATAATTAACATGTATCCAATTAATGTTCGCATACTTGGTGACGAATATAAGAATAGAGACTTTACTGGTAAAGAGCTTGCTCGTCAGTTAGGTATCGAAACATATTATAATAGTCGAACACACAGATTCTCTACGAGTGATCTACGAGAACGTGTTTGCAATGAAAGGAAAACTAAATGAGTATAATGGATAAACTCAAGAAGAATACCAAACTTAAGACAACTGAAGTTTTGTCTGAGTCTGATTTCTTCACAAACAAACAGATGGTCAGTACATCAGTTCCTATGGTTAACGTGGCACTATCTGGATCAGTTGATGGTGGCTTATCACCGGGTCTTACAGTACTAGCAGGACCTTCTAAGCACTTTAAGACATCATTTGCTTTGCTTATGGCAGGGGCATATCTTGATGCACACAAAGATGCAGTCATCTTATTCTATGACTCTGAATTTGGATCTCCACAATCATATTTCGAACAGTTTGGTGTCGATAGCTCACGTGTTCTACACACACCTATCACTAACATCGAAGAACTAAAGTTTGATTTGATTGCTCAATTAGAAGGTTTGACTAAAAAGGACAATGTCATTATTGTTATTGATTCTATTGGTAACCTTGCATCTAAGAAAGAACTTGAGGACGCAGTGTCTGAAAAGTCAGTGGGTGATATGACACGTGCCAAACAACTTAAGAGTTTGTTCCGTATGTGCACACCATACTTGGCTATGAAGGACATCCCATTGTTGGCTGTTAACCACACATATCAAACTCAAGAGATGTTCTCTAAAGCAGTTGTGTCTGGCGGTACAGGTATTTACTATTCAGCTAATGACATCTGGATCCTTGGTCGTAGACAAGTTAAGACTGGTACAGAGATTACAGGTTATGACTTTGTTATTAACATTGAGAAGTCTCGTTCTGTTAAAGAGAAGTCTAAGATCCCTATCTCAGTATCGTGGGAAGGTGGAGTCGAAAAGTATAGTGGATTGTTAGAGGTTGCTCTTGCAGGTGGCTATGCTATGAAACCAAGTAATGGTTGGTATGAAGGTGTTAATCCAGAAACTGGCGAAGTACTTACATCCAAATCTCGTGTGGCAGATACATTAAAGCCTGAGTTCTGGGAACGTATTATGTCAGAGACTGATTTCAAAGACTTTATTAAGCGCACATTCACTATTGGCTATAAGTCTGAAATCGACTTCGATGAATTAGTTGAGGAAGTGTAATGATATACAACGACGAATTCAAGAAGGAAATTCCAGAAGAGAACGTTGATTACGAGATGGTACCAGGAGAAGATGAATCTTGGGCTATCCGTATCAAGACTGGACACTTTACTGAAACAGTGTTTGCTTTTGGTCAACTTAAGGTGAGTGGGGAAGGTGAAGATCCTAAGATGTCATTTGATTTTGATATCATCTCTTCACCAGATCCAGATCTTAAACCCGAAAATACTGCTTTACAATTGTACGTAGGTGATGTATTATCGGCGGTATTAATCAATTCTATAAATGACGAATCAGTAGAGACAAGGGAATCAAAATGAATATTGAACAGGTAATCTTACGCAATTTACTAGTTGATGATAGCTTTATGCGAAAGGTTATGCCGTTTGTTAAGCCCGAATACTTTGAGGGTGTATACAGCCGACTGTTTAAAGAAGTGTGTAAGTTTGTTGGTAAGTACAACAGACTTCCCACACTCGAATCATTCAAGATCGAATTGGATGAAGCTACTGCAATGCCTGATGACATATACAATCAGGCTCTTGAGATCCTTCCAGAGATCTTCACGGCAGAAGAGATTGATCAAGAGTGGTTAGTAGATAAGACTGAGAAGTGGTGTCAAGATCGTGCCGTGTTTAACGCAATCATGGAAGGTATTAGTATCATTGATGGTAAGCATCAGTCTTTGACTAAGAATGCTTTACCTGATCTTTTATCAGATGCTCTAAGTGTTAGCTTTGATACTAACATTGGTCACGACTATATCGAAGACTTCTCTAAACGTTATGACTTCTATCAAGCTGATGAAGAGAAGATGCCTTTTGACATTGATATGTTAAATACAATAACCAAAGGTGGTATTCCTAACAAGTCTTTGAACGTTATTCTTGCAGGTACTGGTGTTGGTAAATCTCTTGCCATGTGTCACTTTGCAGGTTCGTTTCTAGAACAAGGTAAAAATGTCTTATACATATCAATGGAAATGGCAGAAGAACGTGTCGCAGAACGTGTAGACTCTAATATCCTAGACGTTCCTATCGCACAGTTAGAAACCATGTCTAAAGATGCATTCAGTGAGAAGATTGCTCGACTTAAGAAGAATACAACTGGTAAGTTAATCGTAAAAGAATACCCTACAGGATCTGCACACTCAGGTCACTTTAGAGCATTACTAAACGAATTGAAACTAAAGAAGAAGTTTAAGCCAGATATTATCTTTGTTGACTATATCAATATCTGTGCATCTTCACGTATGAAAGCAATGGGGGGATCTATCAATTCTTACACATACATTAAAGCGATTGCTGAAGAGCTACGTGGATTGGCGATGGAATTTCATATCCCGGTCTTCACTGCAACGCAAACGACACGTTCTGGTTTTAGTAACTCGGACATTGGGCTTGAAGACACGAGTGAGTCTTTTGGATTACCCGCTACGGCAGACTTAATGGTTGCACTGATCTCGACTGAAGAGCTAGAGGCTCAAGGTCAAGTTATGGTAAAGCAACTAAAGAACAGATACAATGATGTTAACTCAAATAAGAGATTTGTTATCGGAATAGATAGAGCTAGAATGCGTCTAATGGATGCTGAAGGTGATCCGACAGCAGGTCTTATGAAAGAAGATGTTCCTGTATTTGATCAATCAAAAGCGCAAGAGAAATATAGCAACTTTACAATGGAGTAAGCCATGAAAGTATGGACAGTAGTTAAACCACAATCTTCTATTATGGAATTAGAAGATGCACAAGATATCATCAGTTATTGTGCTAGGGTATCTAACCCTGCAAATGAAATGAATACAAAGACTGCCGATAAGCTAATTAGATATTTGGTTAAGCATAAGCATTGGTCACCTTTGGAAATGGTTTCATGTACACTTGGTATCGAAACAACTCGTGACATTGCACGTCAACTTCTAAGGCATCGATCAATGTCATTTCAAGAGTTTAGTCAACGATATGCTGATCCACAAGATATGGAAAATGCATTTGTTCTTCGTGAAGCACGTCTTCAAGATCCTAAGAACAGACAAAACTCTATTCCAAATGCCGATAGAGAACTTGCTAGAGCATGGAGAATGAAACAGGATCAAATCATTCACGAAGCTAAATTGGCATACAATTGGGCAGTCTCTAACGGTATTGCCAAAGAACAAGCGAGATCTGTCCTACCCGAAGGAAATACTGTATCTCGTCTATTTGCAAACGCTACTTTGCGGTCATGGATACACTATATAGAATTGAGGTCTGGTAATGGAACTCAGCTAGAACATATGGAACTAGCTCGTGCCATTGCGGTAGAGATCGCATCAATCTTTCCAATGACAAAGGAGTTCGTAGCTGATGGGTAGAAAACTTAACACCTACCATGCCGAAAGTGGCAAGGGTAAATGTGAAGTACATTTCGACTATAAAGAAGAAAGGGCATATATCAAATATTTCGATAACAATAATAAGATGTTTTTTAGGGAAGACTTTCCTGATAACTCTATAGGTTATGTTGAAGATGCCGCAGAGAATTGGTCATTAGGTATTAAGAAATTAGAAAAAGATTACCATTGACAACCCACACAGAATGATGTATATTAAGAGAATATAAATGACATGAAGCGAATCACTATGAAGAACTTTCTATCTGGAACTCTTACGTTATCTTTAATTATCATGCTTGGTGCATGTATAAGCATTGTAACTAAAGACTATGCAGAAGCTAAGAACTGTTTAGCTATGAATATATACCACGAAGCACGTAATCAATCTGTTGATGGTCAGAGGGCTGTTGCCTTTGTGACTATGAATAGATTAGATAGTGGTATCTATGGAGAAACTGTATGTGATGTGGTGTATGCCCCAAAACAATTCAGTTGGACATGGACGCTTTCAGATCCTTCACCTAGAGATTTAGGTGCATATCAAATGGCTACAAATGTGGCAATCGATGTACTAAAAGAGCGTATTGAAGATAACACCAACGGTGCAGATCACTACCACGCTGACTATGTAGAACCATATTGGGCTACACCAGAGTACATGATTAAAACAGCTACTATCGGCAATCACATCTTTTACAAAGCGAAATAACATGGAAACAGAAAAAGTACCAGAACTACCTAAATTAAAACTATTGATCATTGGACATGGTCGTCATGGTAAAGATACCGTTTGTGAACTTCTTAGAGATAGGATGGGTTACACTTTTGAAAGTAGTAGCCACTTCTGTTGTAAGCAATTCATTTACGATATGCTGAAGACAAAGTATAACTATAAAGATATGGAAGAGTGCTATGCTGATAGACACAACCATCGTGCTGAATGGTATGATGCGATTTGTGAATATAACAATAAAGATGCCGCTCGACTAGGTAGACAAATGTTTGAAGAGTATGATATCTACTGTGGTCTACGTAACAAACGTGAATTCTTTGCTATGCAGAATACAGGTGTATTTGATTTCTGTATCTGGGTTGATCGCTCAGATCATCTACCAGAAGAAGCTGATAACAGTATGAGCCTAAAGCAATGGATGGCAGACTTTACTATTGATAACAATGGTGATCTTGAAGAGCTAGAGTTCAACACACGTAACTTGATGGAACAGCTACATGGTGGTGTCAGTCATTTGATGAAGATGAGTACACCACAACAGCCTAACTTTGAAGAGGGTGGGTTCGATATCGACATGATGCAGTACGCCGCTCCTGTGTGATAATTGCCACACTAATACAAAAACTTCATAAGGGGTTTACACTTTTAGCTCCTTATGTTACTATATAAACTGTAAACGTTGAAGCAACGTGAACGCATACTGGACTTGGGGGCAGTACCCAACTGCTCCACCATAAATTATCGGAGTTATATTATGAGTGATTATAAAGATTTGATTGACACCTTTTTAAAAAACGGTGGTGAAATCAAAAAAGGTAAACCTATGAAGCGCACCAAAGGTGTTAGTGTTCAAAAAATGCAAATAGATGCCCAGACCAAAGGTGATTATAAACAGTGGCAAAAGGGTGAAGATAGTTACGAAGAATATCAAAACTATTTAAAAAGAAAACGATAATTTATGATGGGGCAGAACTAGGATCGACAGGTGTTGTAGTGAAGTGGAGTTTACCGGGTGACTGCGAGATTGGTCAAATCACTAAATGCAAACAATAACTTTGCACCATCTGGATTACGCCTAGCGGCATAATCACAGGGGGTTGGCGACTTACCTAGCAACAGAAAAGTCGTATTAACAATTAACAAGGACGAATAAGAATGAAAACTTTAATCTCTTCTCTAGCAATGGTTGCTACAGCAAGTGTCGTAAATGCGGCAGATCTTGCAGTAGATGTTGATATTGACATCACAGAAAACACGGCGGGAAAATACACTGCCGCTAAATCAGTAGCACTAGATGTAACTGCCGTAGGCGATGCCTTTGGTTCAGTTGAAGTAGTTGCTGGATCAGATAACTCACTAAGCATTGGTGACTGGCATGTAGGTACAGCACTTGGCGCAACAAGCGTATCTTTTGGTAAGCAAGGAAACCTTTTTGTGGAAGGTGAAGCTTCTGCGGCAAACAGCCCACTAGCTAACCCATCAATGGGAACTTCAGCACAAATCGCTATCTCAGGTGCAAGTGTAGGTCTTTCTTTCACAGACATTGGCACAGATGTAACAGACGTTGCAAGTGTACAAGGTGCATATGAACTTACATTAGGTGGGGTTACAGCACAAACTTCTGCCGATTATAACATCGATACTAAAGAAATCGCAGTTGGTGCAGGCTTAGGAATTGAAGTACGTGACCAACATGTTGACACAGTAATGACATATGCAAATGATGTGTGGGCATACGAAGGTTCAACAACACTTCTAGGTGTTACAGGTTACTTGAATGGTGACCAAAATGACATGACACAGAATGCAGGTGCATCTTACCTACTTGGTCTTAATGATGCCGCATCTATCGAAAGTAAACTTAATTATGACTTGAACAGTGAAGTACTTTCACCTTCAGTCAACCTATCTTTCTCATTTTAATGAGATTGGTGTGATGACCTAATACATCCACATTACTTATTGTAAGGTAATATTAAGGGGAATCTTCGGGTTCCCCTTTCTTTTTGTATAAATAGGGGTATGGATATATTCAATTTGATAGGTGATGTGGGAACTCCAATTGCAGGGGCAATCGCTGCTGGGATCTTTGTCTTTATATCACTTAAATTTATCCTAGCGAGTGTTACAGAATCAGTAACAACGCTTAAGAGTATAATAGGATCCTTAGATAATAGGGTTCAAACAATGAACAATGATCTAGTAAAGATCGATGCCTTACTTAGTTATGCTTTGAATGTTAAACCTAACATAGACCGTATAGCGGCTAACGAAGGTAAAGATGATGCAAGGAGAGACTAATGATTTGGAAAGATTTACTTCTAATGAAGTTCGAGAATGGTTTTCGCATTCTCAATAACAAAGATACTGAAGATAAGTTCTTTGTGATTGACGATGTTAGACTAAAAATTGGTGAAACATATAGGATAGGATATAATGGATATTTTGAAAGAATCGGAGAAGTCGATGATGTGGCTTGATTTTAGAATACATCAAAGAGCATCAGACTTTAGAATTGAAGGAGATTGGGACGGAGAAGTGATGGGCAAGCAAAGAGATGGTACTACTAAAGATAATCATCTTTATAAGCCTGGAGACGTATTCCGTGCTGACGAAAATGGATGGCTTGTAAAAGTGTCAACAGTTGATGGAGCGATTAGAGGATAGATGGATATAGCCCAAGCCATAAAAGACTACGGCTTCCCTATTGTTGCCGCAGTTGGAATGGGCTACTTTATCTACTTTATTTGGAAGTGGGTTACGGAGACCATAGATCCAGTTATTGGTGAAACTATGGTTACGCTAATTAAGTTGGTAGACAGAGTACGTATGCTTGATAATGATATGATCAGACTCAACTCAAAGCTTTCTATTGTCCTAGAACATAGAGGTATGGACAAAGAGGTTGCACAAAACCAGACCAAGAATGAGAAATTTAATACGAGTGGCGAAGAAGATGATATCAAAGAAGACCCTAAGCCTAATAGCTTTGGTGTTACTCCCAACACAAAGTAACGCAGAATTACAGTTTACATTTAAGAACCCTGCCTTTAATGGGCAAGGATACTCTTCTCATGTATTATCCACTGAACAATTAGTGTTCAATAGGAATAAAGATCGAAGAGATGAAATGGAAGCTGAAGCGAAACGCATTGAGCGTGAGTTAGAGAATACTACATTAAACAAATTTATTAAGAACCTTGAGAGTAGAATATACGCAACACTGAGTAAACAGATGGTAGATTCTATGTTTGCAGAGTGTACAAGTGATGATTGTGCCACTAGCGGATCTACGGAGATTGAGGGAAGTACGATTGAATGGTCTAAAGATTCAACTACAGGATCTATTACCCTAGTCATAACAAATGATGATGGTACTACAACGATTACTATTCCGGGATCAGGGGAGTTTAACTTCTGATGCGTTTTGTTTTGATTACGATTGTTTCACTTCTTATGGGGTGTGTAGACCCTAGCCAATATCCTCTTGGTGAAACTCCCAAGGTGCAAAGTTCTCCTAATTCGATTTCTGATTATGAACAGTTAGATGGAAAGAAAATGACCATTGCTGTTTATTCTTTTGCGGATAAAACTGGACAAAGGAAGCCTGG